GATTTTCTTCATGCTGTCGAGCGCATGGGCGTCCTGCATCTCCGACCCGAGGGGTGGGAGTGGATGCCTGTCGGCATCACGCCCGAGCTGACCAAGGCTGCCGACGACATGATGGACTTCGCACACTGGGTCACGAAGTACCCCGACATGACCGACTTGGTCGCACTCCCCGGCGCTGCCGGATAGAAAGGACATACACATGACAGCCACCAATGAACAGCTCGCCAAGCTGCATGACCCTACGCCAGAGTCGGAGGTCAAGCAGCGCCCAGCACCGGGTCGGTCGGGCAAGCAGCTCGACTACATCGACGCTCGCTACGTCATGGACACGCTCGACAGGGTCATCGGCTACGCCGACTGGCAGGACGAGTACCGCCCCGACGCACGCAGCGACGATGGCATGGTCTGCCGCATCGGCATCCTCACCGAGAACGGCTGGGTGTGGAAGGAAGATGTCGGCACGACCAGCACCATCGAGGGCACCAAGGGTGCCTACTCGGATGCGTTCAAGCGCGCAGCCGTGAAGTGGGGCATCGGGCGTGACCTCTATGACGAAGACCGTGCCCAAAGGTTCAGCGATGGCATCGCCCAGTCGCAGAGCGACAACGTCGCCAAGCAGCGTCGTGTCGGGCAGGAGCAGGCAGGTGCCGCTCGTCCACAGCCCGTGGACGTCAGCCCGGACGATGCACCGTGGGTCTGCCCTGAGCACGAGAAGGTCGTGGCGTGGCCTGCCGGTGTCAGCGCAGCCGGTCGCAAGTACGACGCCTTCTACGCCTGCCCCGAGGGCAGGGATTGCCCGCACCGTGCGCCTCGTGGCCTGAAGGTCAAGCCCGAGCACCTGTCGCCTGTCGGCGACGACCTCCCGTTCTGATGGAGACGACCGCCACGCCCACGTTTCGACGACGTCGCCCACCCGGCAGGTCCGGGGGGCAGCGTGTCGGCAAGGACTTCACCATCGTCCAAGGCGACGGTGACCTCTATCCCGACGAGTCGGACAGCATGACCGTCAACCCCGTCACGGTCGAGCCACCCACGTTCCGCCTGAGCTGGATGTGGGCGCTCGACTGGCTCAGCACCAACCCCGGCCACTGGCTCAAGGTGCCATTGGTCTCACCGCCCGACTCGGAGGACTACTTCCGAGAGAAGAACAGCGTGCGCTCATCCATCTGGCGCACGGCTCATCGCAATGACATCGACCTTGAGTCACTGGAGTGGAGAAGGGCGATGTGGTTCAGGGTCATCCCCTGACCATGGACGCCGAGCGAAAGGCCGTACTCGACCTCTTCATCGGTGACTTCTCGGCTCGCCACGACGCCTACGTCCGTGACTCACGGGCGCACATCGGAGAGACCCTTGACGCAGAGCTGCTGGACACGGCTCTGCGTAAGGGCTTTTCGGTGTCCGGCTACATGGCATGGCCCGAGGGTGACACGTTCTGGACACAGGTCGGAGCCATGGACTTCGACATGGAGGATGGGTTTCAGCGTGCTACCACGGTGAGGTCGTTCCTTGGGTCACAGGGCATGGACTCACTGCTCGTAGCGTCACGTAGGGGCGCGCATCTCTGGGTACACACCGACTGGCAGCCATTACCTGCCGCTACCATGCGCCGAGCGCTGAGCAATGCCCTCACATTGTGCGACGTGCCCTTGGAGAAGGCCGAGGTCTTCCCCAAACGTTCACGTGCCGAGTGGGGCGTCGGTGCCCTGCGTTTCCCCCTTATGCGCCACCCCAAGACGGGTGTAACCTACCCGGCCTATGACCCCGACGACGACGCAGAGATAGCGGATGTCCGCACCCTCGTCATCGTCATGGCCGACCTTGTGACCTCGTCAGATGCCCTAGAACGGCTCGCTGGCCCAGAGGAAGGGCAAGCGCCGTATCCGCGCCACACGGCGCTCTGGGGCCGTCCTATCGGGGTCAGGGACGACGCTCCGCTGGTGACCCAGCTTCTCACCGGGCTGGGACTCGACGCCATCCCCGGCAGGAGCGTCAGATGCCCATTCCACGACGACCGACATGCCTCGTTGCAGATAAGCCCGGACGACATGCGCGCATGGTGCAAGTCGCCCGAGTGCCAGCTCTACAACGATGGGAGGGGACTCGGTTCCGTGGAGCTGGAACGCTTCATGCGAAAGGACACACGGAGTGCTGCACACACTTGAAGAGGTACCGCACGGCTATCGCATAGGCTTCTCGGAAGACCAAGGCGAGCCACCCTACATCACGTTCGACGTGACCTATCTCGACAGCGCACGTGGCTGGGGCATCCTCGCCACCGTCGAGGTCAAGAGTCTCATGCCCACGGCACGCAGCTTCGATGTCGGAGGCACGCTGCTGCTGGAGCGCATGAACCTGATGAAGGGTCAGGAACGCGAGCGCATGGCACGTCGCATCGACGGCCTCATCCCTCCACCCAAGTCCGCTACGCACATGGACTGGGAACATCACCTTGAGTACATCGCCGTGCTGGTCAGTCGTGAGCTTGGCCGTCCCATCACGACGCACGACCTGCATCACATGCCCAATCCGAGCCGACCCAAGTTCCTCATCGAAGGACTGCTCGCTCGTGACAAGACGAACATCCTCTACGGACCCGGAGGCACCGGGAAGAGTCTCTTGGCGCTGCGCATCGGCGGCAGCGTGACGACAGGCGAGAGCTGCTTCGGCTTCAACGTCTTGGACACGGGGAATGTCCTCTATCTGGACTGGGAGGACGATGCCGACGAGATGATTGACCGCTTGGAGCGCGTCTCTCACGGCATGGGAAAGGTCGCACGCTTCCCGGTCGCCTACAAGGGTCTGGCAGGCAGGGGTCCCTATGAGCGCCACCATGCTGACATCCGTCTGTTCGTGAAGACGCGTGACGTGAAGCTCGTCATCGTGGACAGCACGGCCATGGCGATGCACGGCAGCATCTCCGGTGACGGCGCTGACGGTGCCATCAAGTTCTTCCAGCTCATCGACCAGCTTGAGACCACGGTCATGCTCATCGACCACGTCGCATCGGATGACGTCAAGTCGGGTGACGGTGCGGCGAAACCCTACGGCAGTGTGTTCAAGCTGAACTCAGCACGGAACGTCTGGGAAGTGAAGCCGTGGAAGCGCAATGACCTCACTGGCGTGACGCTCAAGCACCGCAAGACCAATGTCGGCAGGCGCTATGCCGACCATGAGCTTCAGGTCACGTGGGCCGAGCACTCGGTGAGCTTCGAGCACATGTCGGAGTCAGAGGCTGACTACCTCGCCTCGCTCGACGACATCTAGGCAAAGGAAAAGGCTCCGGGTTGCTGAAGCCCGGAGCCAGAAAGGACACACACCCCTAACGAGGGTGGCGCTTCACACCCCGTCAGTCTACAACGTAAGGCTCTGGGAGCGCAAGCTCAGCGCTTGGCCTTGGTCTTGGACGGCAGCTTCGACGGGTCGTACGTGCCCATGGCTGCCTTGCGGTAGACCTTCCCGCTGGCACGTATCTTGGCGCGAGCTTCCTTCACGGTGACACCCGGAGCCTTCGCCAGCGCACGCACGGCGACCTGTGACTTGGTGCCCGTGGCGGCACGGTAGTGGCGTGCCCATGCACGCGACTCGACCTTCTCGGCTGGTGCCTTCTTCGCCATCAGACCTTTCCCTTCTTAGCCGCCTTAGCCATGGTGCCGTAGACGTAGGCGTCCTTGCGCTTGCCGGTCAGACCCTTCTTGGCTGCCTGTCGGGCGAGCGCGTCATGCATCTTCTTCGGCATCGGACTCGACCTCGCCCTCGACGTCTACCTCGGTGCTCTTGGTGCGGCCTTTGGGCGTCTTGACCTCGCGCTCAAGATGGAACTCGCCCTCGGCCTTGAGTTCACGCTCGATGTCCGCTGCGATGCGTTCGTCCTCGTTCATGCGAAGGTCACACCAGCCGCCACCAGATGGTCGGCCTTCTCGTTGTAGTAACCGATGGCACGTACGACGACGCGCAGCCCAGCCACGTTGGTCACGGCTGAGCTGTTCGCCTTGATGGTCGAGGCTCGTTCCTTGGGCACGCCGACCTTGGCGGCGATGGGCCAGAGCTGAGCTTCCGTCTGCACCATAACCATGGCTACCTCCCGCGAATGAGATTGATGACGAGGATGGCGAGGATGACGATGAGCATGAGCGTCTGGAGGGTCTGCTCGGTCATCCCGGTTCCTGCCCTGCTTCGGCATCGGCGTCAGCAGGTGGCGCGTCGTCCGTTTCCTTGTAGAACCACTCCGTGGCCTCTTCGCGCACGTCCTCTGGCAGGTCGTCTCGCTCGCTCAGGTCGAGCAGGAAGTCGGTCAGCGTGCGATTGACCACATCCTCGATTTCGTCAGTCATGCCGTCTTCTCGCCTCCACGTAGGATGCCGAAATAGGTGCCGAAGCTTGTCAGTGCTGCTTGGAGTGCGCTCTTTCGCACCCAGCGTGGACCCTTCGGGATGCCAGCACGGCGCTTGTCATCCAGTGAGTCGAACAACCTCCAGTAGATGATGCCCTTCTCGTCCCGCTTCCAGCCGAATACGCCCACGCTGTGCCCCTCGGTGAACTTGGGGTCACCAGTCTTGCCATCCAGCTTGTCGTTGAGCACGCCGTAGTCGATGGCGAGATGCACGTACGCCCCACCCTTGATGGCGTCGTCCAGCAGTGGGAGATATGCCTTGCCGGTGCGGCGTTCGTAGCGCAGGGGCTTGCGGTCGTACTTCGCCATCTCGGTGTCGTAGGACTCGACGCACTTCTCGGCGTCGGCTGTGTTCGTGGTCTTGTTGCCCGCCTTGCCCATGCGCTTGCGGATGTCGGTGATGCTGGGCACGAGCTGCCCACGGGTGAGCTGGTCGATACCCATCTGGATGGCCCGTGGTCCGCAGTCACGCTGCGCTGTCGGACCCTTGCCGAGCTGGGGCTGGTGACGTGGGTTGTACGCCGTCATGTGCGAACTATGGCACGAGAAGACCCCACAAGGAAAGACCCCCGAGGTCCGCTTGCAGGCTAGTCATCGGGGGTCCTAGCTCACCTTAGACTGCGCTCAGCCGATGGGCAAGCCCCGTGACCCTGCCTACTGGCAAAAGTGGCGTGCCGCGCACCCTGCATACCGCGTCCGTGAGCGCGAACGTATGCGTCGTCGTGATAAGGGTGACCGCAGCCGTGAATACGCCCGCCAGTCAGTACGCCGCGCCGAAGCCAGACGCCTGCGGTCTGGTGATAACGGCACGCCCGAGACACACCCACTGCTGGAGCAGGCCAAGACCATCGCCTCACGCCATGTCAGGCCCGACCGTGGCGCGGTCATCTACGAACCCAGATGGGAAGAGGCCGTGGGTGTGGCCGCACTCGCGCTGGTCGAGGGCCACGACGCAGAGGAAGCCGTCAGGGAGCACCGTCGCGTCGAACGCGAATGGGCATGGAGAAGCCCCCGGTGGAGGGGGGTCGCACCGGGGGCTGCTGGCAGGCTTGCTGGCTAGGGGAGCCTTGGTCCCCTAGAAGGCCAGCTCAAGGATGAAGCCGGGTGGCAGGTCCACTTCGTCGAGCACGCAGTCGATGAGGTCATCGAGGTCGTCCTCGTAGTCAGCGGCTGCACGCCGGTAGACGTTCGTCGCGAGCACGCGCTCAAGGCGAGGGCTGGCTGCCCATTCCCACTTGGTACCGAAGCCGAAAGCCACGATGCGGAGTGCGACCATCTTCTTGATGGCTGCCTCGTTCCAGTGGCGGTATTCACCACCGCAGCCGATGCTGGTCAGCAGCGGGATGGTGGCGTGCTCTTCGTACAGGTGACGAAGCGAGCGCAGTGCCACGACGGCGAGACGGTTGGCCGTGAGGTAGCGCTTGGCAGCGTAGGCAGCCTGAGCGTCCTCGATGTCTGCGATGGCCGCAAGAGGACCACCGTGGCCGCTGTTCGCGGCGATTGGTGCAGCACTGCCGACAAGCATGCCGACCGTGAGCAGGATGGCACCTGCGAGTGCCGTGAGTCGGGTCTTCACAGAGTTCGTTCCTCCAGCTATATGCCTCATGGTGAGGCCGACCCTGACGTGAGGATAATCAGTCCGCAGTCCACGTCAAGTAGATAAGTCCGAAGGACCGAGTGGGGTCGGACCTCTGGGGAGGAACGTGTGGTCTCGGCCCTTCCTGTTGAGCATAGGGGACGCTAGAAGGAAGCACCAGAGGGAGCCGGTGTTGATACAGGGCTGTGATGCCGAACCCCGCACGTCCGACTCCCCCTCGGTGGTGCCTACCTCATCCCAGTGAGGTCTATGTGATGGGTGGCGACCAGACGTCAGCGAGGGTCGGTCGAGGGCCGAACCATGCGATGACCGTACGCCGACCCAGCAGACCGACGAGGTCGTCCCAGCGCTCTTGTGCGGCCTTCAGCGCAGCGCTCACCGTCTCGGGTGGGGCAGCCACGCATGTCTCCGTCGTGCTGAACACGTCGAACAGCGTCTCGGGCTGCACGCAGACAGCGACCTCATCAGGAACGACGGCAGCACCCACGGGCATCGACAGCCCGCCGATGAGTGCCACCGTCCCGATGAGCATACCCAGTCGTTTCATCTCACATCCTCCTAGCCAGCGGCCACCGCTTCACATGACGTGTAGACGTCAAAGGTGTCACCGACGCAGCGGTCGTAGCCGCGACCTCCACGCACGATGTCGCGCTCGCCATCACGAGCGAGGATGCGGTCGTTGCCGAAGCCGCCGAGCAGCAGGTCACGGCCATCGTTGCCGATGAGCGTGTCGTTGCCCGACAGCCCGAAGATGACGTCGTCGCAGCGTGTGCCGGGGAGGTAGTCGCTGCCTCGCCCGCCGAAGATGGTGTCGCCGTCACTGCAACGGTCGAAGCCGAAGCCACCGGGTCGGTCGAAACCGCCACGTGGGAAGTCGAAGCGGTCGCGATGCTCGCGCCCGTTGGCTGACGCTCCCATCGTGGGGATTAGGAGGGCGATAAGCACCACTCCCATAAGGACACTGAACCTTCTCATCTCACCTACTCCTTGTCGTTGCCGTGGTCTCCATCATCGCCCCGCCGACGCCGGATGTCGATGCCCAACAACAGCAAGACGATGACGAGGAATGCTCCCACTGCGAACACGGCGTCGTTGGCCGTGAAGCCCTGCTCCTTCTGGTTGACGAGCAGCACCCAGAGTCCAAGCACCATCACCAGCGCACCAGCGATGGCCGCACGTGCTCCATGCAAAGGTGTCACCCCTCACCGATGATGACGTGCTCCTGTGCATCGACCCATGCCTGACCTGCCGCCAGCAGGTCATTGACCGCACGCTTCTGGTTGGTCGTCAGCGTGTCCGTCACGTAGCCGCTGACCTCTGACATCGGGATGCCCGACTCGACCTCGACGCCGTGCCCAAGGAAGTAGACCTGAGCGTCAGCGTCGATGCGGATTTGGACGATGCGCTTGTCGATGGTGAGGGTCTGCTCGAACGTCGCCATGGTCAGTCTCCTAGTGGCTCACGCGGATGCGGCCCGACACCAGCTCTGCTGTCTGCGTGGCCGTGGCAGCATTGCTGCGGATGCGCAGCGCGACCGTGACGCCACCGCCGAAGTCCACGGCGTTGGTCGCCCATCGGATGGCGCTCAGCGGGGCCGTAGCGACAGCTAGCGTAGCCCCAGCTTGGTCAGCCGTGGCGACCTCCATCATCTCCAGCTTGGCGATGGTCTTGGACATGCTGGCCGCACGAGAAGATGCCACGGCCTTGGCGCGAAAAGCCCACTGGTTCGTGGCATGTGCGCCCAATGACGGTGTGGTAAACGACAGCTCGAACGTGGTTGGTCCCACCTGTATGCCGACGATGTAGACCCGTGACGCACCAGAGTTGTTGAGCAGCAGGAACTCGGCGTCGAGCGCGATGCTGTCACCGATGGCGATGTCACCGATGCTCACGTCCATCAAGGCGATGTCCGTGACGCTGACGTTCGTGCTCATAGGTGCCACGTCCACGCCGCGCACCGCCACGCCAGCGGCTCGCCCGACGACCTCTTCCCATGCCGTTCCGTTCCAGACCTTCAACACGCCCATCAGTAGTACTCCGTGACGATGACCGCACCAGTCGCACCCGCGCCGCCAGAGACCGCTGACGCTGAACCGCCATTGGCCGCGCCGCCACCACCGCCACCGTAGCCGTTGCCGGTCACACCGGCCCCGTTGCCCGGTGTCTGCATGGGTCCATAGGACGCACTCGCCCCACCCGTGCCCGAGTAGATGCGGACGCCTCCGACCGACTCGCCATTGCCGCCGTTGCCACCGGGGATGAGGATGGCACCGGGAGCCGTACCGCTGGCAGCTCCCCCGGTGCCGCCATTGGCCGTCGAGTTGCCTGACGTCGCGGCAGCAGCCGTGCCGCCATTACCCCCACCAGCCGAGAGGATGGTCGTGCCCCAGTGCGAGCTGCCACCACCCGTACCGTTGCCAGCCGCACCTGAGCCGCCCGCACCAGCAGCCCCGACGCCATAGTCCACCGAGCCGAGCGACGTGGCATCGAGGACGGCCTTCGCATAGGCACCACCGCCACCGCCACCTGAGACAGCCGATGCGCCCGACCCCGTAACCCCGGCACCGCCAGCCCCACCGCCAGCGCCGACGACCTCGACTTCGATGTACCTCGGGCTGCCGGTCTTCGCCCACGTCCCCGACACCGTGAAGACGCTGCGCTTGGGCGGCGTGAACGCGGCTGGCGTGGCATCGGTGTCGTACCAGAGCGCTGACGCATGTGGTGGCGTGCCGGGGTCGGATGTCTGGGCATAGCCCAGTTCGTACTGCGTGTGGTCATCGTCGGCCAACCCCGTGAGCGCACCGTGGTCGGAGACCCCGCCATGGGACGTCGCTGCATGAGCCGCTAGGTCATCCTGCGTCTCGGCCAGTGCAGCCTCGACGTCCTCGCCAGTGAAGTGCCCAGCAGCATCAGCGATGGAGACAGCCGATGCGTCGTGAGCATCATGGCTATCCGACGTGTGCGCAGCCACGGCCATGGCGACTTCGAGGAAGGCGTCCTCGACGTTAGTGGCCGAGTAGTGAGCGCCAGCGTCCAAGAGCGAGATGGCCGACGCATCGTGAGCATCCGTGGCATCTGACTCATGCGCAGCGACAGCCGCCGTGACCTCGCTGTCACGAGCGATGCTGGCCGGTATCTGCGCATCCGAGAGCGTGCCGGTGTGCGTGCTGCCGTCGATGGCGTGGTCACGTGCGTGGTGCTGGTCAGCAGTGACGTCGGACAGCCCTGAGTGCAGCGTCGTCCCCGGAGGTCCGGTGCTACCCGTCGCACCCGTCGCACCCGTCGCACCCGTGGGTCCGGGGTCACCTTGGATGCCTTGGATACCCTGCGCGCCCGTGGCACCCGTGGCACCAGTCGCCCCCGTGGGACCTTCTGGACCCTCTGGGCCAGTGGGACCTTCTGGCCCTACATCACCCTGTGGACCTTCAGGACCAGTCGCTCCTGTCGCACCTGTGGCACCCGTTGCACCGGGGGCACCGTCGTCACCGGCAGGTCCTTGCGGCCCTTCCGGTCCTTCCGGCCCAGTAGCTCCCGTTGCTCCCACTGCGCCCGTGGCCCCGGTCGGCCCTTCTGGGCCGGTCGCACCTGTGGCACCAGTGGCTCCTGCGGCACCGGGGTCACCCTGTGGTCCTGCGGCACCCGTTGCGCCCGTCGCACCCGTCGCACCGGCTGGTCCTGTGGCACCGGCTGGTCCGGTGGGACCTTCTGGTCCGGGGTCGCCTTGCTCACCTTGCTCTCCCTGTTCGCCGACACCACCGACGACGACCCACGTCCCCGAGTCGTCGTCCCATACCTTCAGCGTGCCCATGTCACGTCCTCATGCCCATGGCTGAACCACGCTTCTGGAGCGCAGCCCAGACCATACGGAGCGTCGCACGAGTCCGGCCCGAAAGCGACCCCAGACACCATGCGGACGTGCCATCACGGTCGTGGATGCCAGTGTCGGCGCTCCGCTCGACCCGCCAGATGCCCAGTTGGCGATACGGTACACGCAGTCACAGGCCGAGTCGTTTCCCAGCGGAGCGGCGTTGTTGCCACTGTTGAAGTGCGTGGCAGGGTCCTCGACGGACACGCCCAACCACTCGACGCCGGGTGCATCGAGCGCATTCGTCGGTCGCGTCCATGCCGCCATGTCGTCATCAGCCACGGCCACCTGCAAGACGATGTCGCCGGGACGGATGTCGATGTCGGCACCACCAGCCAACGACGTCTGCCCGGTGCTGCCCGACACCGCTGTCGTCCCGACCGGCTGCCGCCATGTCATCGGTCTGAACAAGGGTGCCGGGTTGACGACACGAAGCGCGTGCAGGACGACCGCCCACCGTCCGCTGGGACCGCTGAACGTGGGCGGGGTCATGTCACCCCGGAACACCTTGTAGGCCATGAACACGGCATTGCCGCTCACGACCTGCGCCAATATCGTCCAGCCTTGCCCGACCGACACGGTGGAGAAGCCCGACGAGTAGCCACGCGCCACCAGCATGTCGCCCCAGCGCAGGCGCTCCTGCGGCAGCATCGTGGCGGTGACGCTGGTCTGCGCGGTACCACCCGTGTTGACATAGCTGCCGCTGACAGCGACCCGGACGTGTGGTCGCCATCGTGGCAGCGTGTACAGCGTCCGTTCGAGAGTCAATAGTCCACCGCGAACGTCGTCAGGGTCAGGGTCTTGGCGGCGGTCATCGTGGCGAGGCAGGCGGCTCGGAGGGTGTGACCATTGGGGAGATAGAACTCACCGTCTGCATCGAGCCACGGCAGGGCCGTCAGGTTCAACAGCGATACGGCGTTGACCGCGCCGTCAGTACCCGACGCGATGGCGACGCGCACCGTGCCGACTTGGAACGACGTCGTGCCGTCGTGGATGAACAGCCGCACGTTGATGAGCGCGGTGTCGTCCGAGACTGCTGCGATGCGGAGCACCTTGCTGCCGTTGGCACCGGGCGTGAAGATGGTCTTCTGCGCATTCGTGTCGGCGTTGGTAAAGGTCATCCCATCGACGTTGGCGACGAGTCCGAAGATGGGTTCGGTGTTGGCGACCATGGGAATCTCCTACTTGAAGCGCTCGTACATGTAGACCTTCACGGCAGGAGGCACTTCGCCACCACCACCAGCAGCGGCAGGCATGCCGTGCCGATGGTCTGCTCGTGCAGCCTCGTCCAATACACCGGCATCAGCTACGTCGTCGTAGTCAAGGTCGGTGATGTCGGCGTCCTCACCCCAGTCGATAGACCCACCATGGGACGTAGCAGCGTGCGCCGTCAGGTCGCCATCGGTGGCATAGCCAGCATGCGGGTCACCGGCTGCTGCATGTGCGGCCAAGGCTGCCGCTGCCGTGGCTTCGGCTGCGCTCTGAGCAGCAGCATGTGTCGAGCCTGCGTGCGATGACACCACCGATGGGTTCGGATAGGTCCCACTCAGCTCCCCACCAGCAGGGCCGGACGGAGGGCCGCTGACACCGCCAGCGGGGTCGTCCGGGTCGTACCAGAGCCAGCCCGGTCGGTCAGCGGGTGGCTCCGTCGTCGAGTCCACGAGGATGGCGTACTGCGTGTGGTCATCATCCAGCAGCTCTTCGAGTTCGCCGTGGATGTCCGTCCCGCCACCACCGCCGCCAGCAGGCAATACCCATACGGCTGCCCCTGCGCTGGCATCGACGCACGTCCAGACCTCTTCCTCTGAAGCCACGACCCAGCGCGAGCCGACCTCGTAGTGCGCGTCCTCGTCGTCCGTGACCGTGGGTGCGACGGTGGCGGTCCAGTTGTTGAGCCTGCGACCCGGCGTCTTGGAGTCATCGGCGAAGGTGATGTCGTGGCGGTCGGACGTGGCGACCATCAGCGCCTCGTCCCCGACTGCTGCACCCGTGAGAGCCACGCCAGTGGTCGGTCGAAAGTGACCGTGCCGTCTTCCTCGTCCACCGACTCAGGCTCGGTCAGGATGCCATCGACCTCCCACTGCACCGTGCCCTCGGCTGTCGGGAAGCCTTGGAAGACCGTCGTAGCTCCGTCGCCGTAGTTGATGAAGATGCCCTCGAAGGTCTCATTGCTCGCAGGCGGCATGAGGATGGCTATCTCCTCGACCCATGCCTTGCAGCCTGCGGTCACGAAGCCGTGCAGTGCGAGCTTTGACTGGTCGAGACCTTCGGCGATGATAAGACTGTTGTAGATGTGCATGGTGCTGTCGAGCGCTTCTTCCGTCGCGACTCGTACTTTCAGACCGCCGAAGAAGTCAATCTCAAGGATGTACACGGTGTCCGTATCCAATACGGCCACATCAGCCAAGGGATAGTCCACACCATCCACGATGAGCACCCAGCCAACCGTCGGCCTGAGTGCGATGCCGACGCTGTACGCACCGGCTTGACCTTCATGCGTAGCCGATGCCCACTGCCACTCGAAGCCGACGCCGAAGGTGCCAAGCCCGCCCAGTCCCTCGGTGATGACGAACGTGATGCGCACGATGTGCGGGACGTCGTACGGCCCTGCCGGGGCATCCTCGATGAGGTCACCGTCCGGGTCATAGGACGCACCGTACTGGCTGACCGTATCGACATTGCCACCGACCTCTGTGCCTTCGAGCACGAGCCAGCCGTCCTCGATGTGCCAGTCGGCAGAGAGGCCAGTGGCGTCCCAGAGGCGAGCTTCCCACTTGGGCGGCTCGGGCAGGTTCATGCCGATGCCGGGTGCGACCAATCCGCCGCCCCTGATGAGCGCGGTATGCGTCTGCTCGGCCCCCGTGGCCGTGTACGCGCCGGGGTTCTCAGCCCCTGCCACCATGAGCTTGTAGTCGCCACGCACGTTGATGTCGATGTCGGAGTAGTCCCCGATGACCGTGTAGCCCGCTGGCCCTGCCGAGATGACACCACCGTTCGTACGCAATGACGTCAGCACGATACCCGGAGCGCCTGCCCATGCCGGTGAGGACACCCCGGCTGGGTCTGCGGTGACACTCAGCCCACCGACGTACCACGGTCCGGGGTTGTCGGGGTATTCGTCGTACACGCCTTCGAGCAGGATGGCGAAGCCTGCTACCTGCGGCGTGATGCCCAAGAGCACGACGTTCAGTTGCTCGCCTGTCGCCGTCCAGCCCTCGGTGCCGTCGATGCGCCGATAGAACCAGTCCGACCCGACCGTAGCGAGGAGCTTGGTGAAGCCAGCCGTCTCCATGAACTCTTGGATGTCTGAGTCGTCATGGCTATCGAGATAGATAAAGACGTGCCTGCCCACGACGTCGCAACCGTCAGGCAGGTCGATGGTGATGTGCGTATCACCCTCGACATAGTTGACGCCAAGGTCTTCAGCTACGCCGATGACCGTGATGTCGCCAGCACTCGGGGCGATGATGCGCTCGAAGTCGTCGAAGGTCTTGAACTCGGAGTCCCACTTGTCGGCACCGACCGTGCCCGTGAACTCGCCGTCCTTGCAGACATAGACCTTACCCGTCAGCACATCGACGTAGCCGTCATCACCGCAGTCACACTCCTCGCCGGGGATGGGTGGACCGTAGCCGAAGCAGAGGGCTGGCTGTGGCGTGACCGGGTCGGAGTCAAGGATGTCCGGGTCGGCAGGCTTGGTGTCCTCTCGGGGTCGGATGACGAGCGTGAGTTCATCGTGCCCATCCGGTGCCAGACGCCACTCGGTGCCCCATATCGTCCACCAGCCTGAGCCGAATGCTTGGGTATCGAGCGCGTACCTGTCCAAGTCCAAGATGACGTGGTCCGAAAGGTCGTACCCCTCGAAGGGCATCAGGCTGTGTACCCGGATGCCCAGTGCGACCTTCTTGCCGATGCGAGAGCGCTCGGCGTAGAGCTGCCTGACTCTGCGCTTGAGGTCGTTCCTGTCCGAAAGGTCTTGCCAGACGTTGGCGACTTGGATGTTGCCGTACTGGGTCACGTAGCTGTCCACCGCGCCCTCGTTGGGGAACATGCGGTAGATGGGCTTGGTCGAGTCCAGCACGACGCCCACGCCCATGGCACGCGTGGCGAAGTTCTCGTAGGTCAGGATGCGGAAGCCCTGCACCAGACCGCCGTACTCGAAGCGCAGCTCTGGACGCTCCACGCCGGGGTCGGCGTCGATGCGCCACTCCCAGCGGTCCTCGCCGTTGTCGTAGAGCGCCACGAGACGTGAGCCGATGCCCGTGCCCTGCCGGTAGGAGTCGAGCAGCCCCTTGATGAAGTCCAATCGCTGGCGGAACGTGACGTAGATGGAAATCTCCGTGTCCATCGTATCGACCTGCCCACGATGGATGAAGCCAGTCAGCGAGTCCTCTTCGTCCTGTGCGCTGTCGAGCTGTTCCTTGAGGATGTAGGAAATCTTCTCGTTCTTGTACTTGGTCCCACCGTGGCGTGTGCTCTTATTGAAGTTCTTGTACGTCCCGTCAGCCTTCTCCTCTGGCGTGCGGGTATCCAAGCTCAGCGAGAGCAGCCCGATGTAGTCCATGCCGTAGACGATGACCTCGTCCTGCGTGAAGTCGAGGTCGGTCAGCAGGCCGTAGGCGTACTTGTGCAGGCGCACCCACGCGCTGCCGTTCCACTTCTGGACCTCCCAGTGCGTCCTGAACGGCTCGCACTCTCCAAGCTGGGGATGGTCGAGCGGCAGCGTGAAGTACATCTCGCCCATCTCGTTGGCGTAGGTCGCCACAGCGAGGTTGTGTGGGTCCTCGATGATGGCCCTGATGTCACCCGGCTTGCGGTTGACCTCGACCTTGGTGCGCCGAAGGATGACCCTCCCTAGCACGGCCTAGTACCAGAGTTCCGGCCACGAGAGGTTGGAGGGTGCGACCAATGGCGTAGCCCCTGTCGTCCAGACATGTGCGTCCAATGGCCCTTCCTCGTCGGTCGGGATGACCACCGGCCATGTGCCCGTCTCTATCTCGATGAGGTCCATGGCGAGGTCACCGTTCAGCGTCACTATCTTCTGGGCCGAGTCGCAGACGATGTGCCTCGGCGACGCCCCTGCCGGGATGGTCAGCGTCATCTCGGTGCGGTCATTGTCCAGCGTGAAGCCACCAGCAGCGGTGTCGTTGATGTGCAGCTCGATGCGCAGCGGCGATGGTGCGTTGCCACGGTTGCGGAAGTCCTCGCTGCCGTTGCCGGTGATGAGTTCCGACGCATCGACGACAGCGTGGAAGAAGGGGTCCTTGGCCTGAAGCGCCACGGTGAAAGGCACCACGTAGCCGTTGGTCGGCTTGCCACCGATGGCACCGAAGACGATGTCGTGCTCGTTCTGCGTCATGGGACGCACGAAGAGCACCTTCGCGATGAAGCCCGTGGGCCAGTGCGTCGTCAGGTTGGTGGGCTGTGAGAACTCCAAGGGCAGGTAGCCCTTGAGGTCCGGGTTCGACTCGAACGCACTCGATGCCGAAAAGACCTCACGCATGAAGTCGAGTCGGTCGAAGAGCGTGCCCTTGTTCTCGCCGAAGACCTCCCCGGTGAGCACCATCATGCGACCGCCCAAGTAGGCGTCGGAGGCGTCCAGCCCTGCACCAAGACTGCGCTTCTCGGTGTAGGCAGCGACCGGGACGTCCGTGTAGCGGGCACGGGAGAGGCGGATGCCGTCGATGGGCTGAGCGCCACCCGGCCCTCCCTCGGCCCCCGTGAGCGTCAGGCCACGGTAGGTGACAGGTCTGGTCAGGTCCATGGCTACTGCCTCTGGCCGATGCGAAGACGCTGTCGGTACGCCCTCCACTCACCCTGATACATGTCAGCCGTCTGCGCGAGCTGGTTAGGACTCACATCCGTGTTGCCTGTCGTGGTGAGCCACTGCTGGAAGAGCAGCCTGTCGTTCTGTAGACGCTGATAGCCGACCATGAGTGCATATGAGCGAGAAGCGTATTCGGCATCGGCATCACCATCGAAGACGTCGGTGTCATCCGTGAGGACGTCACGCTTCCAATAGCCCCACGCCCTGACCTTGGGTTCATCAACGACAGCCAGACGCACCGACGCATAGGCAGGCAGGTAGAGCTTTTCAGCGTGGAAGTCCCAGCCCGTCTCGGAGTGGACGTTATCGACCGACGCCGGGATGCCCATGCGCGTGTTGCCCTCGATGTCCAGCAGCTCGACCCTGAACAGCGAGTAGGCATCCAGCACGTCGAAGGTGCGCTGCCCGTCCTCGGTGACGAGGAGTTCGAGCACTCGTTCCTTGGGATAGACGCGTGAGACCTCGACGATGCCCATGCGGATGAGGTCATCGACCTCCCCCGTCGTGAACGTCTTGTTCGTAGGGTCGCGAAGGTCACGGCTCACCGACGCACGCAGGTCGGACAGAGGCGGTGGTGTGTAGGTCATCTAGGTCGGGTGAGGGGAGCCACTGGGGAAGCTCCCCTCACTCCCTCACTATGCCCGGTTGATGGTGCCTGCGTGACCCTCGACCTTGCCGTAGCGAGGCCCAGCGCCAGTCGCCACCAGCGACGCACTCTCCAGCGTCTTGGCACCCCACATGCCCTTGTAGCCCACCAGAGCCTTCTGGGCGAGCGGGTCGGCATGGTTGCCGCCCGGTCGAATCATGTAGGTCTCGACCGACTGGAGGTCGCCGAAGGCGAAGTAGTCGGGGCCGAAGGCCACGGTGTTGAACGTGTCGGTAGCGGCAGCGTTGCGCGTCCCGACCGTGGTCTCGATGAAGCGCATGCCGTACATGCGCCCAATCTCGCCGTTCAGCAGGCGGGAGGGGTCAGCGTACTTGCTGGCCTCAATCCAGCCACCGATGCTCGTGTCGCCCTGAAGGTCGTACGCGACGTCGGGGTGAATCATGCACAGGTAGAAGCCGTCCGAGAACGGTGGGATGTTGGCGTACTTCAGGTCCGTCACCCAGCGCCGGACATCCGCTGCGACCACGCCAGCCCCGGCCACCGTGAGGGTGATGCCGGTCCCGGCCATGACGGCAGCAGCGACGCTGCGGTCAACGGTCATCAGCGCGTCGTGGGACACCTTGTCGGCAGCCACGGCCATCAGCTCATGGGGTGACATCTGGAGCGCCACGTCGGTGACACCGATGATGCGACCACGCTGCACGGCTGCGTACTCGTCGTAACCGATGGTCAGCGGCTCCTCGTCGGGCGCGATGCCCTCGACGGCGATGATGGGGTCATCCACCGGCAGGTCGCCGTAGGCGATGTGGCGGATGAGGTTGGTGCCGGGGATGAGCCGGCCGGGGATATACGCCCCCGGAACGAGCCAGCGCGAGACCTCGCGCAGGTTGTCGAGGATGCGTCGCTCGACCAGCGCCGTGACGGTGCGGTCGAAGTTGGCGGTCATGGTCGGCGCACCGGCCATGGCTCCAGAGTTGGACGCCCCTGTACCTGCGGAGACGTAAACGTCGCCCACGTGTGTAACTCCCTACATGTTGCGTCGGATTTCCTGCTCGAACTGTGGGCCGAACCTGCGAAGGTCGGCTTCGAGTTCTGCGACGGTCTTCTCCGACTGTGGCTTGGGTGCCGTAGAAGCCTTGGCGGGAGTGGAGGATGCGAGCGGCGGGAGACCTGCTGACGCTGGGGCCAGTCTGGCTTCGAGACCTGCGAGCTTCGCTTCGTCCATCGACGCTAGGACATCCGGCTCAAGAGCTTCTGCTGCGTTGGGGAAGCGTGCCGCCCTCGTGGTGACGAGTGCGTCGCGCTGCGTCTGCACCAGTTGCTTCTTGGTGTTCTCTAGCTCTGTCTTGATGGCGTCGTTCTCGGTGGCAGTGCGCTGCGTGGAGTCTTTCTGTGAAGCTTCCAGTGCTGCTATCTGCGACCGAAGAGTAGCTGTCTCTGCCGCGTGGGCCTTGTCCTTCCCTGAAAGACGGGCCTTGTACTCGGCTTCGACTTGCTCAGCGGTGGGAGTCTGCGCCTGCGACCCCGTCTCCGGGGTGGCTTCGGCCTCTCCGACCGCCTGCTGCTCGTCTGCCACGTCGTCCTCCGACTCTACTCAAAACCCCCACTGGATGCAAGGGTGATTCGTCTCACTGTACAGCTTCAGAGTAAGGCTCTGGAGCGTACCGACCGTACATACCCTGTGACTGCTCGGTCAGTGACTCTTGGTTCTTCAGCTCGGCCTCGCTCTCGTATCCCTGACCGCCGAACACGTCGAGCATGCCGCCGACGACACGACTCGACTCGGAAAGGCCATCCATGATGGCCTCTGGTGAGAGCCTGTCGCTCATGGCATAGCTCAGGTAGTCGGTCATCAGGCCACCGAAGTCAGTCGGTTCATCAGTGAGGCTATTGGTCGCCACCCTGCGCATCCATGCCGGGAAGTTCACGCTGATGTCATTGGGCAATCCGGGCAGCAGGAGCGTGAAGAAGCGCACGGCCTCGGGGTTGTCTGTGAGGAGCTGCGCGAACTCCGTATCGCCTGACATCTCCAGCATCATGGCGTCGAATACGTGGTTCCACATGGCTGCACCTGCAAGTGGTGCGTTGACGCCAAAGGGTTTCTTGAACAGGAAGCGTGCCATCTCTGGTAGGACCTTCCCGTACATGTACGAGACGGGGTACAAACCGAAGAACGGATGATTGACGCTGCGCTCAAGGAATGTCTTGTTCCTACGGAAATACTGCGTCGTGTGTGACTCGTCCTCGGCACGCATGATGGCGACACGCAACGTCTCCATGATGCGGAACTGCTGCGGGTCGAAGACGGCCATCTCCTTGCCGTGTACCTCTGGCGTCATCTTGTCGAAGAGCGCCTGAAGCTTCGGGTCTAGTGCGGCCACGCGAGTATTCGACACCACGCCCGACCTGCGCCCCCAGTCGGCATAGGCGTTGAAGATGTTGTGCAGGCGCAGCTTCGGGTCGGGGGCCAGCCCAGAGGCTGCGTACGCCTCGAACTGCTCGGCTGCCCACTCCTCGGCCATGCGCTGGAGCTTCGCCCCGGTAGGACGTCTGGCGACGGCCATGCGCCTGTACTTGGGCGACGCCGTGTAGGCATCGACGAGCGCCGCCTTGCCGCTGCGGTCGAGGTCACGCGCCCACGTGTGGAAGGTCTCATGGACGATGGTCGTGGCGTCGGCGTTGTCGTTGATGTAGAGCGTGGCCCTACGTCTGCGGTCGAACGTCGTGGCACCACGCCAGCCACGCCCTCGGGCACCACGCTGGTAGCGATAGACATCCGGCTCGAACTTCGACGAATGCTCGTACCGGGCACGGTTGGCCGACCATGCCTCCTCGTCGATGTCCATGAGCGCTTCGTCGGCAGCGAGGATGATTTCGTCCAGCTCGTCGGCAAGACCTTCGGCATCCAGCTCGTTCACCGCACGTGACATGTGCGTGACCTCGTCGCCGTAGGTCGGGTCGAAGCCGATGACCGTACGACCGGCGTCCTCGATGACATAGGTCTCACGCCCAGTGAGGACGGCTATCTCGTCGGCGGCGTCCGTGATGGCACCCGGACTGTCAGCCCGCACGACGAAGCGTGTCCCACGTGAAACGAGCGCACCGGCATCCATGTCGCCTTCCATGGAGTCCTCGATGCCCACGATGCGAGCACCCGTACGACGTCCCACGGCCTCGGCCACCAAAGGCGCTACCTCGGCGCTGACCGCCTGCGCCACGTCGAGGTCCATGGTGTGCAGCGGGAGCTGCGTCTCGATGCTCACACCATCAGCGAAGTCCAGCTCATCGACGTCATCCAATCCCTCGGTACGTCGTGCGCGCACACGGTCGAGGTTCTGCACGTCACGGGCCGTCCAGTCCTTCTTGCCCATGAAGCCCTCGCCCATGTTCATGTCGGCGGCGATGCGGCGATGAGCGTCGGTCGGCGGGTCTGAGCTGAACCTCTTGAGCATGGCCTGAAGGTCACCACCAGACGTGGCAAGGTGTGAGACCAATGACATGCCCAGCTCGGGGTCATTGCGTACGAGGTCGAATATCTGCGCAGCGTCGGTAGGGTCCTTGATGACCGTGGCGATGAGACGTGCGAGGTCGCGGTCGAAGCCCATGACGGCGACGATGGTCGGCTCATCGAGGTCATCCAGCGTCTGTCGTCGCCAGTCGTCGGAAGACACCACCAGCTCATCGCCCGTGATGACCTCACCGCTGACCGCACGGGGCTGGCGACTCTGCACGAACGCCTCGCCCTCGGCGGTGACGAACCTGCCACTGCCTGAAAGGTCGTACCCGGCTTCCTCTATCTCGCGATAGACCCTCGTAGCGTGACCCTGACGACGCTCGCCCTCCTTGGTGACCGTCTGGATATCACGTGCGACCTTGCTGTTGGGTGATGTGGTCAGCTCGGTGACGTTGACGACCTTGCCATCAGCGTTGGTCAGGGTGAAGAGATGACGCTCGGTGCCATCGTCCTGTACGACGATGGAGTGCGTCGTGTCGTCGATGACGTTGCGGCTCTCTATCTCGGCCACAAGCTCGTCATAGTTATCGAACTTAGGAGCACGCTCGGGCGCGACGAGGTCAGCGTCAGCCCATCGCCCTTGGCTGCTCAGGCGCAGTGGCTCATCGGGGCTAGCAGTAAGTATCTCGCGGTCGGCACGCAGCCTCGCCAGCTTCCTTGCGGCGCGCTCCCCTATAGCCCCTGTCCCGCCGTAATCGAACGCCCGTTCGGTCTCCTCGATGGTAGCGATGCGGATGTCGATGTCCTCGATGTCGGCCATCGGTCCGGTCGGTGGCTCGACCCCGAAGACCGAACGGTACAGCTCGGGGTCCTGTCGATACTCCCGGCGACGAGCAAGCCGTGAGTCCAGCTCGTCCATGACACGGGCACGGTCACCCTCGTAGCGCAAGTCGGCAGCCACCTGCTCGGCACGCGCAAGCTCGTCGGCAGCCTCGATGGTGCGCTCGGCCTCGAACTCGTCGGCCAGCTCCCAGCCATGGTCGCTGACGTTACGTGCGACCGACTGCGGGTAGGCGTTCGAGGGCAGCGACTGATTGGCGTTGAGGTACTGGGCGCTCTTGTTGAACTTCCGTGCGACGGCTTCTTCGATGTCGAGGCCGTGATGTGCGGCGTATATCTGGAGATGTGCGTCCATCAGGTCGCGTGAGAGCTTTGCCTGCTCGGGTGTACGTCCTGCCTGTCGGAAGCTTCTCTCGACGCTATCCAGAAAGTCATCGACCGATGGGCCGGTCATCATGTCCCACGCTCGGCGCGTGTAGTCGCTGTCGAAGCCCAGACGTGACAGCCTGCCCCGGAACTCCCACTGGTCGATGACCCTGTTGGCGATGTCAGCACGCAGCGCAGCCCCACTGTCACGCCCGAAGAGCTGAGCCAGCGAAGCCTGCCGGATGGCGCTGACACGACCAAGGTTGCTGGGGTTCTGGCCGTCCCAGAGCTGCGTCTGCCACGACCGACCACGCTGCGAGATACCGCTCTGCTCCATGTACAGGCGCACAATCTCGCCATCGCTGAGCTGACGACTCTTCATCGTCTTCATCTGCCCGGTCTTGGGGTCTTTGTACTTTATCTGGCCCTCATCGACCATCCGCTGCATCTCGCCAGCAATCTTCATCCATGCACCGTCGAACTCATCCGACCCTGCACGATGAGCAGCCTCTTCCATGTCATTTATCATCTGGCGACCGATGACACCCAGACGTTCCATGGTGAGGTTGGTGTGGTTTATCCACTTGGTACTGGCGACACCTGCTATACCCGTACGCGACGTCAGCCTGCCGATGATGCCCCTGACTTCTCGACCAATCTGCGTATTGGGATTGACAGCTTCACGTGACGCATAGACACCGATGGTGCGCATCTCACGACTCATGGCATCCTGAGCCATGAGTTCGTCACCGCCGATGCTGAACACCATCTGCCTGAATGCAGAGTCCTCACTGCTTTCACGGAAGCCGACCTTGACGCCACGCAGGATATTGAAGAAGAACGGCTCGATGTACTCCTGAAGTGCGAAGAACGGCGAGACGTTGAAGCGCACGTAGGGATAGATGTACTCGGATACATGCCCCAGTGAGTTATTGGCCTTACCGGCAGCACCGGACTTCAGCTTGCCCGTCATCTTGGGGATGACGCCGACCATCCTGATGTCGCCTTCCATGGCCTGCGCTGTGAGACGCGCCAGACCACGGTCGCCCAGACTCGTCTTCAGCTCGTCGGAGATGGCCGCAGCGGCGACGATGGCATCCAGCTCTTCACCCTTGAAGCTGCGCAGCGTCCTGCCACTACGCAGCCCTGCCTTGCGCAGCTCGCTCCAGAGCGCCGTCGTGTCGGCCTCGCGCAGGCCGAAGCGCTCGGCTCCTATCTGGATGAAGCGACGTCGGTTCTCCTGAAGGATGTGCTCGGCACGGATGGGTGTGAGCAATCGGAAGCGCAGGTCGTCGAACTTCGTGGGCAGTGCTGTCGGCGATGAGTCAGCCGCCACGTCCAGCCACGCTCGGTAGCCGATGAGATGGCCCTGCTCGTCATGCACGGGACGGAACGCCTTGTCGGGCGTGGGACCTATGCCCATCAGGTAGGCAGGCTCGTTGCCGCCCATGCGTGCGTTGGCGTCGTCCAGAAGCTGCCACAGCCCCGGCGCTTCGAGCTGGGTACGGTCGGTCACGACCTTGACGAACGTCTCCTCTTTCAGCCCCTCCTCAAGGTAGCGCTCCATCCAGCGCAGCATGGTCAGCTCGTCACGTGCCGACGTCTGCGTGAAGAAGTTATTGCGGAGCTGGTCGTACTGACCAACGGCTGACAGCGCACGCTCGACGTCGGTGCGGTCATTCGACTTCAGCGCCTTCTTGACGAGCCGCAGGACCGATTTGGCACGGATGTCGGCCAGCTCGCGTGGCCCCACGGGCGTGGCTCGCTTCACGTCCCTGACCTTGTTCTGCTCGGTGACGTACACCGCGCTGCGCTTGTTGACCACGGCATCCATGCGGATACCGGCAGCTTCGAGGTCGGTGCCACGGATGTCGCCCCACTCCTTGGAGAAGCGACCCCAGTGCAGGCCGTCCACGAAGCTCCACACGTTGTCCCCACCCCTGCCCACACGCCGTCGAGCCTCTTCGATGGGTATCTGCACGGCATGTGCGAGCTTTAGGGCTGCCTGCTCGTTCATGCCCTTGGCATACGTCTCCAAGAACCGCTGGTGCTCTGCGGGCGTACGCATCGGGTCTGGTTCCGGCACGTACGTCCTGCGCGTGGCACGGATGAACGACTCCATCTCACGGGCGCTGAGCGGGTTGTCCATCTGGTCGTACGCCTTGACGTACTCCTCGATGTTCAGGCTGTCAGGCAGGTTGGTCGGCCCTTCGCCCTTGCCCTCGACGCGTAGCTGCTTGTGCAGCGCCTCGATGACCAAGCCGCGCTGTGCCTGCGCTTGGTAGTGGCCCAGTGCCTCGCTCGCCGCACCGGGGTTCGAGATGTCGCCGCCGATGAGCTGCACCGCCGTGCTGTAGTCGTGCCCGCGCAGCAGCCCGTCACCCGTGTCAGCCGTGAACTTCGAGAGCACGGCACGCGCAGCACCGTTCTGGCCGAAGATGCCAAAGGGCGAGTTGATGACCTCGCTGATGGCGTTGGCGGGCTTGGCGACGCTCTCGATGGCGACCTGCGCACGATGCAGCGGTGAGAGCTTTGCCTCGGCCTCGCTGACCAGCGTCTGGATAGCTGGGTTGGTCTTGCGCTGCTCGATGAAGTGCTCCGTAGCCCGATACGAGAGGTCACGGTTGGCGTACCTGCCGAAGGAGGTCTTCTTCGTAGCGGCTTGGATGCGCGAGTCGGCCATGGCGATGCGCAGTGGGCTGCCTTCGGGCAGCTTGTGGACGGCTGCCAAGACGCGTGCAGAACGTGCCGCCAGCCCACCTGCGCTGGTCATGCGTGCGAACGTCCCGGTGCCGAACGAGGCGAGGATGAGCGGGTCGGTGATGAAGCTCAGCAGCAGGCCGTGAAAGTGGTCGTTGGTGAGACCGAAGCCCTGTGTGGTCAATCGGTCGAGCAGGCCATCCTCATCGAAGTCACCACGCTGGTACTGCTGCTTGAGCTGTAGGAGCAATGGATGCAGGTCTTCATCGGGCGTGCCCAGCAGCTCGGTGGCGCGGTCCATCTCGACACCGGGCAGCCAGTCCAGCGCGCCCCCGGCAATGGTCCTCGTGGCTGCCTCATAGGGCACGTTCATGGCACCGAAGAGCCTGCCGATGGGTGATGCCCCCGGAGCCGTGAGCATGCCCAGCGCATGCGGGATGCCATGAGCGTCGCTGAAGTCGCCCATGTGCGAGTTGATGTACTCGGTCATGTACCAATGACCCCACGTCGGGTTGGCCGCAATCTTCCGACGCGCAGCCTCCTTGTCGGGCGTGCTCGCCATCTTCTCGAACGACTCCTGCACGCCGAAGCCGGGAAGGTCATGGCGCAGCGCCCCGAAGGGCAGGTCGAGGAGCGTGCCCAGTGCCTCGGGCAGCTTCGCCAGCGTGTCCTGTACGTCCTTTGGCAGGAAGCCCGTGGCGAGACGTGTCAGCCCACCGAACATGCCCTCGAAGTCACCAATCTGGCGAGGCGGCGGGTCGTTCGAGGGGTCGTAGGGAGCGACCGTGCGCTCGGGCGCTACGGAGAGGGCGAACTTCCCGACCTCGGAGACCGTGTCCTTCGTGTGGCCTCTGGCCTGCGCAGCGGTGACGACGCCGGGGTCATAGAGCGGCTGCCCGTAGCGACCGCCCAGATAGTCACCCGTCGAGAAGCTGCCACCGTTGCTGGAGAGACGGCGATTGGCATAGCCATCCGTCCAGCCATAGGCTGGTGCTTCGACGCGTGGTGTCGTGGCGTGCGTCGGAACAGCCTGCGACTGGCGATACGCTTCTTCTTCGGCCTGCGTACGAAAGCCCGCACTGCGTGTCGGGTCGTAGGTCACTTCCTGAAGACCGGGTTATAGGGGTTGTAGTTGTATGAGTTCTTGGGTGCTGCGGTGTTCTGGGCAGCCTCCTGTGGGATGCCGCCAGCACCGCCCTGATAGACCCCACCAGAACGCCCACCCGGTGCGCCGCCGATGAGTCCACCGCCCACATTCCCGCCCATGCCGAACGCCTGCGGCACGGTGATGTCCTTGCCGTTGAACGTCCCGAAGCTGGGCACCTTGAGCGACTTGGGCACGCTGTCCTGCGTCTCGGGGGCACGTGGCGCACCGGGCAGGTCCGAAAGCTCGTTGACCGGGTTCGCCATCGACCCCAAGCCGGGGATGTTCGTGCTCGGCGTGCTGGCGACCGACGCCGAGAAGTCCATGGCCGTGGCATTGGGCACCTGAGCTTGCTGCGCGGCATCGTAGAACGGTGTCTTCTCGATGTTCGTAGCCTTCGTGAGGTCGGTCGGGCGCGTAAGACCATACCTGTCCGAGAAGCGCTGCCATGCACTGTCACCGCGCTCGTTGAGGCGCGTCTCGGAATAGTCGAACGTCGCCTGTGGGTCGATGCGCCAGTCGGAGTCGGCCATGCGCTTCAGCACCATGGCCTCGTGTGTCTCGTCGGCGAGCTGTGAGGCTTGGTCGATGCTATTGGCGACACCGATGAGCGCTTCGTCGCCCCAGCCGTTGAGCGAGGCGATGCGCACGACATCGGAAGAGGCCACGTTGGTGAAGGTCTTACGCGTGGGCTGGTCGTAGTTGATGTATGCCGAGACCAAGTCGCCCCATGACAGCGGCCCGTCCTGCATGATTTTCAGGCCGTCCATGCTGGCCTGATAGCGACCTTGCCACGACTGGTCCCAGACGTAGCCCTTCGAGGCAGCCTCGGCAGCCGTGGCCTCACGCTCCTGCGCAAGGCGTACGTCACGCTCGGCGTCGTTCTCGCCCCAGATGCCCGCGAGGGTCTGCCCTTCCTCGTACGCCAGCTTGCCCAGCAGCGCACCGGCAGAACCAAGGATGTTGCCGATGGCACCGCCGAAGACGCCCTCCCCCGGTCCGGGGGCACGACCGGCTGCGGCTCTGGCGACAGTGCCACCGAACGTCTCGGCTGCGTCCGGTCCCTGCGGTGCCTCGAACGTCGGCGCTTCGGGTGCCTGCTCGACAGGCGTCGTGAACGTGCCCAGCGTAGAGGCCGCGTCGCGGCTCTCCTGCGTCTCCAGCCGATTGACGAAGTCCTGCCGCATGGCATCGTCCAGCGGTCCCATCGGCTGCATGATGTAGCCGGTGTCGTAGGGCTTCAGGTCGGCATCGACCCACCCCGGCAGGTCGCCCACGACGCTCCACGTCCCGCCGCCGATGGGGTCCAGCGGCTCACGGAACATCTCCCAGACGTTGACGCCCTGATGGAAGCCCACCGACCCGATGGTGTGAAGCTCCCACTTCCCGACGTTGGGGTCCGTCTCGCTCGGGACGTACACCCAGCCAGCCACCGGCTTCATCGTCACCTGTGCGCCGATGGCACCTTGGTTGAGCTTGACCGTCTTGCCATCGGAGTCGATGTACGACCCGCCAGAGAAGGACATGGGCATGATGCGCGTGCTGGGGTCGCCCTGCATGGGCAGCCCCGTGATGTCATCGAGGACGACCTCGACTATCTGGTAGCCGGGAGCGGAACCCTCGACCGGCTCCACCTGCTGCTGCGAGATACCGCCACCCGTCATGGGCACATAGACATGCGTCCCGGCGATGAGACCACTGACGTCGTCGCGATGCTCCTTGGCCGCACGCGCACGCTCCTCGACCTGCGTGGCGAAGTCAGGACGCCCGGTCCCTCCCGATGCGCCCTCGGCTGCCATGTACAACGGCACGGCGCTCTGTGTCTTCACGCCATCGACGTTACCGACGACCATGTTGACCTCGACGTCGAGCTGGGCATACAGCTCCAGCATCTCGGGCGACTGGTCGGCTCCACCCATGGCCTTGCGCTTGAGACGGTTCAGCTCATCGACGTAGGCTTTATCGGCAGCCAGCTCGTCAAAGGGGTCACCCTGCGCCTCGGCCTTGTCGGTGGCGTGCTTCTCGATGGCGTCGTTGTAGCGCTCGAAGATGCTGGCCCTGCGGTTCAGCACGCTGACGCGCCGGATGAGGTCGCGCTGTGACTTGGCTTGGTCGATGGCCGTGCGGTAGTCGCCCTTCTGCGCCCTCGCCAGACGTATCTGCTCGTTGACGCCTTGCAGAGCGACGTTGGCGATGCGCGTGAAGTCACCGGGGTCGAGGTTGCCGTCCCAGCCCGGAACGAAGCCCCTGATGATGCGACGCAGGCGCGGCCACGACTCGTCCTGCTGCAACCCGGAGAGCAGGCCGTGCAGGTCGCCCCACTCCTGCGTGTCCATGGCCCATAGCCCACCACGCTGCGACGCTTCGTTGTTGGTGAGCTTGCCGTGCTTGACCATGAAGAGTTCGAGGGCGTCGATGACCAGCTCGGCTGGCTTTATCTTGTTCTCGTAGATGGCGTAATAGCGCCGTGAGAAGCGTTCGCTCTCGGTCTCCTTCTGTGCAGAGGCTCTGGCAACCTGCTGCACACGTGAGAACTGTGCGGCCTTTAGCATCAGGTCTCGATAGGCCGCACTGCCACGTGGATGCTCCGTAGCACTCCTGCGGAAGAACGCCGCCCTGCCTGCGTTGGCAGCGTTCATGGCGGCTGCTCGCTTGCGTGGGTCACGGATGGCCGATGCCGCAGCGATAGCCCGCGCATGGGCGATGGAGTTCTTCTGGTCGCTGATGGCGAACTGGTACTGGCCGATGCGGTTGTCCCATTCGGCCCACAGCGGGTCGCTCTTGTCGAGGTTGCTGCGTCGGTCGCGCATGAAGTCCAAGAGCCGTTCATCGGTGACCGGCTTGCCCTCGAACTCGCCGCCGTTGCGCCATGCGTCGAAAATGACCTCCTCGCGCTGGCGTTCGTAGCGCTCGTACAGCGCCACGATGCTGGCTGTGAGGTCGGTGGCTTCTCGGAACTGGCGTCCGAAGCGCCCAGTCCTAGCCATGGACTAGGCCGGTGGCGGGCCGAGAGGCTGCTGCAAGAGCAGCCGGTTCGTCGGCTCACCTTCTCTGACCATGGTCTGGTTCACGGCGTTGTAGCCCTCGCCCGTCGTGGGTGGGGCTGCCGCCCCCGGTGGCAGTGCGTTTGCTGGCATGGCCTCCGGGGGCAACACGGCCCCCTCACCCGGCCCGTTCATCTGCTCCTGACCGGCAGGGGCAGCCATGGCGGCTTGCTGGGCGAGCTGACTGAGCGCACCTGCCTGCGGAGACCCACCGGGCGCACCCTGCTGTGGCATCTGCTCGGCCTGCATCTGCTGTGCGGTCATCTGGAGCTGCTGAAGCTGCGACATCAGAGCAGCCTGCGTCTGCACGTCAGCCGGGAAGAGCGAGGCGTCGGTGCGCTCTTCCTTGACCACGTCAATCTCGGCCTCCGGGTCTTCGACGCCGACGACGTCCATGCCCCGGCGCAGCGACCAGAGCTTGCTGTTGACGTTGTTGGCAGCCAGCGTCGCCGTCTCCAGCTCGTCGCGTGGCGTCAGCGAGGGCGCTCGGACGGCGAGCGAGGAGGCTTGCTCGAAGGCTCCTCGAAGCTCGGTGGACTGCTCACTCCAGACGGTGACGACGAGGTCCCAGAGGTTGCGTCGCCACTGGTAGAAGAGGTCACGCTTGATGCGGATGCGGGCTTCGTAGTTCGCCACCAGCGCGTTGATGGCCTTGCCTGAAGAGAGCACCTGTGCCGGTGCCATGCCCCGAAGGAGGTCATTGAGGCCCGATACATCAGCCAACTCCCTGTCGATGCGGTCGAGGTAGTCGTTGAACTGGAACTGCGGCATCCATGGCTCAATCTTCTCGATGCGGTTGCCTGCGCCGGGGGCGATGACCTTGTCGGCCTGCGGCTCCATGCCCTGTGGGACCTTGTCGGGCGACTCCTGCCCGACGAGCTGCCAGTACTGACCGCCCACAGCCTTGGCAATCATCTGGGCACCGGCTGAGAGACGTTCGTCCTTCTCTCGCAGAAGCTGCTCGATGTCATAGAACTCACTGCGCCCGTCAGGCACGCCGGGGATGAACGTATTGAAGACCGGGATGAAGGGCAGCACGCCTCGGTACTCGGGATGCTTGGCCTGCCGGACCATCATGTTGCCGACGAGGACGGCGTTGCAGGTCTCCATCTCGGTGCGCTGCCCCACGACGGGTGCGCCCTTGGGCATCTTGTACCAGTAGTCCACCACTTCGACCATGTGAGAGTCGTCCCCGGTGAGCCAGTCCCGTGTCCCGCCCGACTGGGTCAGGGTGAGGTTATTGCCCGTGGACGGTCGGACGAAGGGGAAGCCCTGTGAGTCTCTGGCGATGTCCACGCCGAACTCTTCCATGGCCGTGTCGGGATGGACGCGGTAGGCGTAGATGCACCAGTCGAGACGGTTGTAGTCGGTGCTTGAGAAGCCTAGCCAGAGGTTGCGTGGCTGGTCGATGATGTCGATGTCTGGGCGCTTGGCATCGCTGTCCCACCAGACCTTGGCTGCCGTGCGACCGTAGAGACCCTTCGTGACAGCCGCCTTGTGCGACTTCAGCTCGAAATCGACCTCGTCCTTCCATGCGAAGAAGACCCGCTCCACGGCGGCTGCCAGCTCACGGTTCTCCTCGATGCGCGGGTCGGCAGGAGCGATGTTCTCGATGGGCGTGACGCTCTGAAGCGACGCTGGCACATCCACATAGACCGGGTAGGCGTTGACCGAGACGTGCGTCCTTCCGGGCACCAAGCGGTTGGGGTCTTCGGGCCAGTGGTCGGGGCCGTACTCGGTGATGACGTCGGGGTAGTAGAGGTTGTCCCAGCGGTGGCAGAGGTCTTGGAAGCGCGACATCTCGGCACGCTTCGTGTCCATGCGAGCGGAGACTTCCTTGAGCATGCTCGCAGCGTCCTTGTCGCCCATCTCCTCGGCGATGAGGGCATTGCGGTACTGCGGGCTGACAGGACGACCCGAAGTGCCGTTGCGGGGAGAGCTGGGTGACCGAGAGTTCAGCGCCGGGTACTGAGCAAGGGTCATGGCCGGGAGCGTACCACGCACTCAGCTCGTGGTGCGACCTTTTCGTGTCGGGAAGTTCTCAGCGCTTAGTACTCTGACTCTCTGTATTAGAGTCAGAGTACTAAGCGACGCTTGACCGCTCGGTCGATTCGGTACTTTAGTCGCACTTTGGTGAGGTCTTCTCCAGCCAAGGGCAGCCCCAAGAGACTGGCCCTGAACTTCCCGTCAGCCGTCCGGGGTATGCCCTTGCGCTCGGATGGGACCTCGGTGTAGCCAGCCCAGAAGGCGAAGGGCGCAGCCGTCTGCCCCGTGCCCATCTGGCGCATGACCTGCTTGACGGCGACGGCCAATGCCATGACGGCGTCCTGCTCAAGGCGTCGGTCGTCGAGGGCGTAGGCCAAGAGCTGCCTGCGCAGCACCAGCCAGACGCCAGTGCGCGGGAAGCGCAGGCGTCCCTGCTCGATGAGGGCTTTGAGGTCCGTGAGGAGACGCATCTTGTTCTTCTTGGTGCCACCGAACTCGACCCCTCTGAAGGGGTGGATGTCACCAAGGAGCTGGCGAAAGACCTTACCGCCCATGCCCGTGACATCGACGGCTGTCTCGCACTGGGAACTCTTCTGGCTGTACTCGACGTGCGTATCGACCACCATCTGGGCGACATCGACGACCTTCTGCTTGCCCTGCTTGCGGGTCGCCATGACGCCATCGGCTCTGCCATCGGTCGTGCAGTCCAGCACGATGCTCCACGTGCTGTCATAGACCGCTGCGGGGTCCACGCCCTGCACGTATCTGTGCCTCGGGATGCAAGGTTCGTGCTCGGGTCGGTCGGTCACGAACATGGCATCGACGGCGCGTGCGTCGAAGAAGGCTTGTCGGCCTTGGATGAAGTGGCCGTCGATGTTCTGGGGGATGAGATGCGGGGGCATGCCCAAGAGCATCCTGTCGAAGACCTTTTGGTCTACGCCGAAGCCGATGTTCTCACGCGTAGACATCCTGAAGGAAATCCTGTCCGGTTCCTTGAGTGGGTCCGCTGGGTCGCCCTTCTGCCATTCGTCTGCGAACTCGACGAAACCCTCACTGGGCGTAGAGATGAGGAAGATGGGACCGCCCGTACTGAGTCGTCGGTTGTGCAGGACTTCGCCCAAGATGAAGGTGAGGTTATTCTCGAAGCCGCACTCATCGAAAGATATGCCGTTCATGTCTTTACCGAGAGAACCTACGGCTCTCTCAGCAGTGGTTCTGAAATGTATCTCCCCACCACCAAGGACTTTGTCGATACGTATCCAGCGGTATTCGCCACGTTCCTTGACGTCGTACTTGGCTATCGGTCCGAAAGACTCCACCAATGGGTTGCCGATGCCGCGCTGTGCGTCATGCGTTCCTTCCATGAGCTGCACGATGGCATGAAAGAGCAACTCGCCGATTTCCTGCTGGATGCCGAAGTGGTACCAGTCGTATGGGAGTCGGTTGAACTGCTCAAGCTCGCGATAGTCGTCCTTGAAGGGCGGTCGCAGACCAAGCTTGAAGATGGCGTGGTGCAGCACAGCTATCGCCACCATCAAGGTCTTCCCGGCACGGTTCCCGGCGCTGATACAGATGGTGAACCATCGAGGTCTGAACTCGGTCTCGTCGCGCTTGGTCATCTCGCGCCAGATGCGTATCTGGCCCTGATGTGCGCGGATGCCCATCAGCTCTGCGAAGCCCGCGATGTCGTACCTCGTGGCAGCAAGGTCGTCGAGCGTGACCCTGCGCGTGGGTGTCTGAGCTTCAGTCACCAGCGACTTCGATGAGAGCCAAAGGGTCTACCTCGGTAGGTGAGATGGTCTCGTAGAGCTGCGGCTCGAAGAATGTCAGCGTCGCTCGCGATGCGCCGCCCCATTCGACGGTGAGGTCTTTGCCCGACTGCTCGATGAGCAGCATGAAGAGAGCTTCCGTCATCAAGACCAAGCGCTCGCCCTCCATGGTCGTGGCCTTGTGGCGGTCGCTCAGCTCCATGAAGCCAGCTTGCGTCGGGCACGTAGTCTCACGGCCTCGTACTGCGCGGCTTGGTAGGCGGCGATGCGCTGGACGCTGCTCTGCGTGGCGACAGCCATGGCGTAGCGCGAGGCGTTCTGGCGATTGGCCGCACCCAGCTCGCGCTTGGACGAGCGGAAGGCGACCTTGGCCTGACGCAGCTCGCGCTGGGCGTCGGAGGCTTGGCTGGCGTAGTGCTCGGCTCGTGCAGAGATGGCCCTGTCCACGGGCAGCCCCGTGACGCGACTCAGTGCTCGCTGCTGTAGGAGCAGGGCTTGGCTTTGGCGTGCGTAGAGCGCTGCTCGGCTCTGTACGGCCAATGCCTGACCGACACGACCGTGTGCGACCTTCGTGGCTTTCGCGACCTGCCGCAAGCCCGACTGACGACTCTCAAGGCTCTGATTGAGCTTGGCGCTTCGGGTCTCCTGCCGGGTGATAGGGAGCTGCATGCGCTGCGACGTGCGCTGGAGGTCTTTGTTGAGCGCACGTGTGAACTCTTGGTAGCCGTAGCGTGCGGCCATCTGCTGCATGGGATGCGTCGTGGCTGTATGTGACGTGCCCTTGGAGGTCGAACGGAAGCTTCCTGAACGGCTCATGTCAGTACTCCAGACGCACGGCGTCGCCGTCGATGATGGGGCGAGCCTCGATGAGGTCGGACGGGGGAGGAGGGGTGTGCAGCAGACGAGCGAGGGTGACGGCAAGCTCGCGGTCCTTGGCGCGTTCGCTGCGTCGGTCGAGCAGCATCTGTGCTTGCAGGCCGTGCTGCACGGTGACTCTGGCTTCGCCGCTCTCAAGCTTCCTGACGACCTCGCGCTGCACCAAGACGGCCACGTCGCCGATAGGCTCGATGACGTCACGGCGCAGCTCCTGCTTGGTGACGCTGTGAGCAGCCTGCGTGATGGGCGTCCCTTCGGGGGTCATGTGCTTCAGGTGACCGGCGATGGTCTCGGCCTTGATGCTGGGCACCTTGTCGGTCGCACGAGAGAGTGCTTCGACGCGGTTCATGCTGTGCCCTTCGAGAAGCCTTCGCGAGATGAAGTCCAAGCGCACTGGGTCTGAGCAGATGATGCACGGACGAGGCATGCCCGAAGCCTAGCAGACACGAAAAGCCCCCTGCACGTGACCACCATGCAGGGGGCTGGGGGCTTGGAAGCCTGAGTCTACTGCGCCAACGTTTGGCTCAGTGCGTGCTCGACCGTCCCGTTCTGGGGGAAGTTGGGGTCGGGCGTGAGCCAGACGAAGACGTCGTCGGTCTGGTCACCGGCTGCTCGGGTCTTGAGCTTCATGCCGGTACGCGCCTTGTCGGCCTTGACCCATTGGGGTCGCTTGGACATGCGCAGCATCTCGCCATCTTCCAAGGGCTTGACCCATGCACGTCGGTCGGGGTTGGTCTCGCGCAGTGTCGCTGCCAGCTCGGCAGGGACGGGGCTGAAGGTGAGTGAGGAACGCATCTGTTCTCCCAGTGCTGTGAGGTTAGTACCCATGGAATGTATCAGGTTCGTTCTACGTCGTCAAGTGGGTCGTACTCGTAGTCCTTGGATGACCCGTTGCTGTCGGCCTTGCCCGACTCACGACGTGAAGCATATTCGTCGTCTGTGAGCAGTCCTGCCTCGAACGCTGCTGCTTCCCCTGCGGCTGCGTGCATCGGTGAGCTGGTCATCCAGAAGATGCTCTTGTACTTCTTTTCCCCACCTGACTCGTATGTACGCTGCGGCCATGCGATGTATGGGCGTTCGCCTGCGTTCTTGGACTCCAAGAGCGTGGCCTCGACCTCGAAGATAGGGTCGTCCAAGTAGGTGAAACGCAGCATCCCGCGCCAGAGCACAGGACGTCGTCGTTCACCGGCATAGCTGCGGATGGCTTCCACGGCGAAGCCGGGGAGACCCTTCTCGACCATCACGCGTCTACTCATCACAAGGTTCGTCGGTCACGGAGTAGTACCTCGCTGTATGCTGACGCCGTTCTCCCATGAACCCACGGTGCGTCGAGTCGGCGTCATCGACTCCGCTCCGTGGCAGACCCCCATACTAGTTCTATAGACGGACTTGTCAATACCCTAGAGCGCTTCTGCTAGGTAGGGTCTTTGGATAGCGCCCTAGAGCGCTGATAGGTGAGCGAAGCGAACTCTCTTAGAGCTAAGCGTCTCGTAAGGGGACTAGGCGTCTCGGTACTGTCCTTCCTGATAGATACTAGTGCCGTGCCAATCGGTAGGTCTACAGGAAGGTTACTTCCGAATACCCAATGTGTAAGACCTATCACGTTTAGACGTACTTCTCACAGCTCCGAAATGAGTCTTTAGTGAGCGGGAACTACGTCCCTACCTCTGGCTCAGCACCCCAAAAGCTACCGGGAGTGGGCATTGGGTACCCTCAATTTC